CTGATGGCCATTATCCAGAAGGCCGAAGACAGCATGAACAAACAGGTCGGATCCAAGATCGAGGACCTGGCACAAGGTGTGGCGCAGCTGATGTCTGCGTTGCCGAAACCGCAATCAGGCGGGCAAACAGAAGGAATGATGAATGCCGGATCAACTCGCAACGACGATGGAAGCAACCCCGAAGGCGGGGCCTCCACTGTCAGCGACATCGGACTTCCCGGAGTTCAAGGCTAACCCGACTGGTCAAGTTGACGACAAGCCGGAAAAAGAGGATAAGGCAGATACTGCTGAGAAATCCGCAGGCGAAAGTCCAAAGGACGACAAATCCGATGGCACACCGGCTTGGTTGAAGCGTGAGATTACTATTGAGCGCAACAAGAGGCGGGCGGCTGAAGAGAAGGCCACGCAACTCCAGCAGGACCTCTCTCGTGCTTTGGAAGCTATCAGCACCAAGGCCGAGGCGAAGAAGGTCGAGACGGACGATCCCCGCCCTGGGCGGCATCAGTTCGACGATCCTGATTCGTATGACGAGGCACTGATTAACTGGTCCTCACGCCGAGCTGAACAGCTTGCGAGGGCAGAGGAGCGGCAACGGGTTTCTCAAGAAAGCCAGAAGGCTCAGATGGAGCGCACACAGGCTCAATGGTCTGATCGTCGCGCAACGTTCATGGCTGACCACCCCGACTTTGAGGCGGTTGCCGAACGCGACGATCTCCAGATCAGTCTGCCGATGGCGCAGGCCATGCTTGAGTCCGAAGACGGTCCCGCTGTCGCGTACTATCTCGGACAGAACCCCGAGACTGCGGCAAGGATCGCCAAACTGGACCCGATCCAGGCTGTTCGTGAAATTGGGAAGATCGAAGCCCGGTTGAGTGCTCAGTCTGAAGCACCGACGCCGAGCCGCAAGCCTGATCCAATCAAGCCTGTTGGTTCGCGTTCCAATGCCGGTCCCAAATCTCCCGACCAAGAAACCATGGAGGAGTACGCTGCACGGCGTGCCTCCGAAATCGCTGCCTCTCGTCGCCGTTAAGCCTCGGACATCCGGGGCGTCATAAGGAAGCCTCGGATGTCTAACAACGCTCTTCTTAATCCTAGCGTCATCACCAAGGAGACGCTGGTTATCCTCGAAAACAACCTGGTCGCCGCCGGTAAGGTGAACCGCCAGTTCGAGAACCAGTTCGTCAAGATCGGTTCCTCGGTCACGATCCGCAAGCCCAACCGCTTCCTCGTGTCCTCGGGTCCGGGCCTGTCCATCCAGGACATCAGCGAACCGTCCACCAGCATCACGATCTCCAACCAGAAGCACGTGGACTTCCAGTTCTCGTCTCAGGACCTGACGCTGACGGTGGAAGAGTTCTCCGAGCGGTACATCAAGCCGGCTGCTGCCGAACTGGCCAACCAGCTGGACTACGACGTTCTCCAGAACACCACCTCCCTTCAGAACTGGGTCGGCCCGCAGGGTGCTGGTACGGCTCCGAACAGCTTCGCCGCTCTGGCCGCTGTCGGTCAGCGGATGGACGAGGGCGCGGTTCCGCAAGACGGTCGCGTGCTGGTGCTGAACCCCGCCGCCTACTGGGCGCTGGCGAATGCGCTGATCGGCGTGTACGTGAAGTCGGTGGCTGAACCGGCCCTGAAGGGTTACCTGGCGAACATCGCCAACTTCGAGATCTACGAAGACCAGAACGTCGCCAACCTCACCAACGGCAACTACGCCGGTACGGGTGTGGTCAATGGTGCCAGCCAGTCGGGTTCGAACTTGGTCACCAACGGCTGGACGGCTTCTCGTACCAACCTCTTCCTCGGCGGTGAAGTCATCACCATCGCGGGCGTCTACGCGATCAACCCGAAGAGCCGCAAGTCCACCGGCGCCCTCCAGAACTTCCTGGTGACCGGCCCGGTCTCGTCGGATGCGAGCGGCAACGCCACGCTGCCGATCTACCCGGCCATCAGCACCACGGGTGCCTACCAGACCGTGTCTGTCTCGCCTGCCAACCTCGCCGGTGTGACGGTCATCTCCGGTTCGGCCAACGTGACCTATCCGCAGAACGTCGGCTTCGTGAAGGACTGCTTCGGTCTCGTCACCGTGCCGCTGGAGCTGCCGGAAGGCGTCGACTTCAAGGCTCGCGAAACCTACAAGGGTATCTCGATGCGGATCATTCGTGCCTACGATATCAACAACGACGTTTTCCCAGCGAGAATCGATATCCTCTACGGCACCACCACCTTCTACCCTGAACTGGGCGTGCGCCTGACCGGCTGATTGAGGCAAAGATGTTCGAACGGAAAAAAATGCCTAAAGGGTGGAAGTCACCCTTCAAGGTGGATCTCTACCAGGTTGTCGTTGAGCGGACTGAGGATGGCCGTGTCCTCCCGGTCGGCCCGATGGCAACCAAGGAAGTGCTTGGTCCGTTCAAGGACGCCATTGCTCAATCCATCAAGACCGGCATGGAAACACGCTGGTCCAACCCGCAGATGCTGCTCGTAAAGCCCTCGTAAGGAACCAGAACCATGCCCGTCGTCTCCGCCGCCTCCACTGCCACGAAGGGTCCGAAGCAACTTTCGGATCAGAACAGCCAGGGCACTGTCCTTGGTTCCTCGTCCACCGACCTGATCGGTTTCTACGGTGCCAACCCCGGCATCGTGCAGCCGGCCTCGCAGGGCTCCCTGAAGGGCTATGTGGGCGTGGTGACCACCTACGCTGTGACGCTGACCCCGGTGTCTGTTGCCGCCAACACGGCTGCTGAACAGACCCTGACGGTCACGGGTCTCGCCACCGGCCAGCTGGTCGTGGTGACCAAGCCCACCACGCAGGCGGGTCTGGCTCTGTCTCCGTCGGCTCGCGTGTCGGCCGCGAACACCCTGGCGGTGAACTTCGCCAACGACACGGCGGCTGCCATCACCCCGACTGCCGGTGAAACCTACCTTGTCACCGCCATCCCGGCCACCATGCTGCTGACGGCTACGCTCACCCCGACTGCGGTGGGTCCGAACACGGCCATTGAACAGCAGTTCACGGTCTCGGGTCTGGCTGCTGGTTCGCCGGTTATCGTCAACAAGGCGGCTTCTCAGGCTGGTCTGGCTATCCTCAATGCTCGCGCCGTGGCTGCCAACACGCTCGGCATCACCTACCAGAACCTGACGGCTGCAACCATCACGCCGACCGCTGCGGAATCCTACCTGATTTACGCCTCGCCCGAAATCCAGGTCGCTCCGGTGCTGAAGACCGTAACCGCCACGCTGACCCCCACCTCGGTGGCTGCCAACACCACGGCGGAACAGACGTTCACCGTGCCTGGCATCAACGCCAACATGCAGATCTACGTCAACAAGCCGACCTTCACCACGGGTCTCGGCATTGGTGGCTATCGCGTGTCGGCTGCCAACACGGTGGCGATAACCTACGTCAACAACACTTCGGCGGCGATTGTGCCTCCGTCGGAAACCTACACCATCGGCGTGTTCCCCGGTGCGGTGCCTGCGGCTGGTTCCTCCACCGCTTACACCTCCATGAACGGTGGACCCACCACTGACCACGCGGCTCTGGTTTCGCTTGGCTTGGTGGCTGCGCCGTAATACTGTCTCGGGGTGTGTCCCTCCCCGACTGGATATCCACCGTGACCTACGTGATTTTCGCGACTCCCTCGTTAGATCACAAAGTCACGGTGGATTTTTTGCGTTCAGCCCTGGCTACAGACGCAGCCTGCGAGAAGGCCGGGTTTACCAGGGGCTGGGCTCAGCGATGCGGTGACCCATTCATCGCCAAGGCCCGCAGCAAGATGGTGGCGGAGTTTCTGGACACGCCTGCGGCTACGGATCTCTTCTTCCTTGATGACGACCTCGGCTGGCCGGCACACAAGGTCATTGAGTTTCTGAACCGCCCGGAAGATGTGATCTGCGGCGTCTACCCCAAAAAACAGGACACGCCCGACTGGCCGGTATCCTTGGCAGCACATGCAGACACTCGCAAGCTGGTGGAACGTGATGGCCTGATCATGGCAACGCACGTCCCTACAGGCTTCTTGCGTATCAAGCGCCATGTGCTGGAGGACCTGTACTACAAGGCTCCGGTGTTCCGTGACGTGGAGATCAGCGGCGAGCGTGTGAAGTACCACGCCGTGTTCAACTCAGGCCCTGGCGCGGATGAGTGGTGGTGGGGCGAGGACTATGCGTTCTCCAACGCCCTGACCGCTGGTGGCTATGAGATGTGGGTTGATCCTGACATTGCCTTTAAGCACCGTGGGTCCAAGACGTGGACCGGCACACTGACCGACGGTGTTTCCACCTTCAGAGACCGGGCGAGGACTATTGATGGAACACAACGAGTATCCGAAGCACATGCATCACCCGCACAGCCAGCGGGGAAAGACGGAAAAGGTCGAGGAATACCTTTCCGACAAAAAGGCAAACTGGCAAGGCACGCCCGATAAATATCCGCCGGTCTTGGTGTATAATGTGGACCAGGAGGAGCAACACCGCGCCCAAGGATATTACACCATCGGATCGTCTTCGCCGGAAGCCTTCGCCCAAGCAGCGGCGATTCCTCCGGCACCGGACTACATCCCCGAGGAATATCCCAAGTGGGTCGGTGACAAGCTCGTTCACAGTGCCGAGGAAGAGCGTGAGCTGGCTCCGAAGCGCGGTAGGCAGAAAGAACCGTCATGACCGTAAACGCAGGCCAGCTGATCCTTGACGCACTTCAGAAGCTTGGGGTGTATGCCGCGACGGAAACGCTCAATAGCTCCGACGCGCAGCTTGGCCTGTCTGTCCTCAACGACCTGATGGACTCATGGTCGAATGAGAACCTTGTCACGTATGCCAACCTGGAACAGTCCTTCACTCTCGTTCCAGGCACCGCTGCGTACACGTGTGGAACGGGGGGGACGGGCGTATCGGTTCGCCCCCTCCGCATCCCCGAAGGACCTGGTCGGGCGCGGATCCGCGACACCAACAACAACGACTATGATATCGCGGTCATTACGCAAGATCAGTGGAACCTGATCGGTCTCAAGACCAACACGTCGGACATCCCCGACACCATGTTCTATGACCCGCAATATCCGCTGGGCATCATCAATATCTTCCCAGTGCCGCAGCAGGCGTACACGCTGTTCTTTGACAGCTACCTCCAGCTCCAGGAGTTTCCCACACTCTCGACGAACATGTCGCTGCCGCTGGGCTACAAGCTGGCAATCACGACGAACCTCGCCCTTGAGCTTCAGCCCTACTTCACCGACGCGGAAGCCAATCCCCTGCTGGTGCGCTCCGCAGCCAAAGCGCTTGGCAACATCAAGCGGACGAACATGACGCCGATCAAGGCCGTGTTTGATCCCGAGATCGTTAGCCGCGCATCTCCAGTTTACAACATATATCGCGACCGTGCGGGCGGGACCTGATCCCATAAGGGGTTGAGCGGTTTCGGTATAAGTGTTAGCCTCCCACAATCAAAAGGAGGTTTACATGTCTGCTCGTATCGATCTTACCGGCAAGCGGATTGGCGCTTGGACCGTCGTGGAATTTGGCGGTGCAAACAAACTTGGGCAAAGCGTGTGGCGCTGCAAATGCGATTGCGGTGTAGAGCGCACCGTTAACGCGCAAACTTTGCGAACAGGGAAAAGCAAATCCTGCGGCTGTCAAAAGCCCATATCGATTGCTCGCAAACTGACTCCGGCAATCCCGACTGCCAGATCAGGGCAAACCCAAAACTGGACGCCAGAATATCGCGCCTGGATGTCAATGCACCGCAGATGCTCGGCACGGAATGCTGCCATGAAGAGAAGCTATTACGAGCGTGGCATTCGCGTATGTGATCGCTGGGCTGACTACCAAATGTTCCTACAGGACATGGGGCCGATCCCCCATCCCGGTTACACCTTGGACCGCATCAACAATGACGGTATATATGAGCCTGAAAATTGCCGCTGGGCCGATTGCGCCACCCAGTCGCAGAACCGCCGGCCGCATGAAAGGTGGGGAACGTAAATGGGTGAAGTCATCTCGCCATTTGGCAGAGTTCCTCCCGGTACAGCAGATGCTGACATTGTAGCGGATCTCGAACGCATTCTGGAAGAAGCCAAGCGTGGCGAGATTGTGGCCATCGCTTACGCCTACGCGGCTCCCAACAGGGACACGACGTTAGGCTGGTGTCATGGGGACAATGCGGGCACGCATGTCATGCTGGCGGCTCTGACGGGCTTGCAGGCACGATATCTCAATCATTGGATGGAGGGTGAATGAAGACCCCCTTCCTTGGCACGGCCTACGTCTCCCGCTCGCGGGACCTGTCGCTTGAGCAGTGCATCAACCTTTATCCCGAGATCGTAGAGACCAAGCAAGGCGCACAAGTCGGTGCGTTCTATGGCACACCGGGTCTAGATCTCCTGGCAACGGTGGGCAATGGCCCCATTCGTGGCATGCTGACCTTCAACGGCAACCTGTACGTGGTGTCGGGGACGGGCGTTTATATCGTCACCTCAAACTTCAACGTGTCGCTGCTTGGGAATATCGCGACGGGTTCCGGTCAGGTCTCCATGATCGCCAACGCGACTCAGGTGGCGCTGTTTGATGGCATTGCGGGATATAGCATCGTCAACGGTGCGCTTAACTCCATCACGTTGCCATTCAGCAATCCCGGCCTTGCGGTGTACCAGGACGGCTTCGGTGTTGTCAGTCAGAACGGAACGTCCAACATCTGGCAATCATCCATCAACGACCTGACCAGCTGGCCGGCGCTGAACTACGGCGTGGAAAACGGCAAGCTCTCCAACATCGTCGGCATCGGCGAGCTTCACCGGCAGATATACGTGTTCAAGGAACGCGGGACGTTTGTGTGGGTGAATGCCGGTCTTTCCCCGTTTGCCTTCCAGCGCCTAGACGGTGTGTCGCTTGAGATCGGGTGCATTGCGCAAGGTTCGATCTGCAATGTCGGTGACAACCTCCTGTGGCTCTCGCAGAACGACCAGGGCCAAGGCGTGGTCTATCTCGCAAACGGGTATCAGCCGGAACGGGTCTCGACCCATGGCATGGAATACGCCACGGCTCAGTACCCCACGCTGACGGATGCCATCGCCTACGCCTACCAGCAGGAAGGCCACTACTTCTATCAGATCACTTTCCCCTCGGGTAATGAGACCTGGGTGCTGGACCTGACTGCAACGAGGCAGCTGGGATATCCCGCCTGGCACAAGCGGCTTGCGTTCAGCAACGGCAACTTCTCCCGTCACCAGACGGCAACCTGTCAGTTCTTCGCGGGCAAGGTTGTGGTGGGGGATTACAACGCTGGCAAGCTTTATGCCTACAACCTCAACACTTACACTGACGCCGGTCAGCAGAGGAAATGGCTGCGGAGCTGGCGGGCGCTTCCCCAGACCACGGCCAATGCCTTCCGCATCTCTTGGCTTGAGATACAGGCTGACACCGGGAACTATTCCACCGTTGCCAATCCGCAGATGATGCTGCGCCAGAGTTTTGACTCTTCCAGCTTCACGTCAGAGTTCTTTCAGCCTGTGGGTTTGATCGGTCAGACCGCGCAACGGATCAAGTTCAACCGGCTCGGGATTGAGCGCCGGGGATTGGCTCAAGATCGGATCTTTGAGCTATCGTCCACCGATCCCTACAAGGTGGCTCTGCTGTCTGCGGAGATTGGCTGATGGTTGTCAAGGTATCCCCAGTCGCGCCTAGCCCATGGGTGCAGCCCAATGGTCAGCCGGTGCCGGCCTACTACCAATACAACGTCACGCTGGCCAATGCGGTGAGCAATTTGCAGAAGTCCTGTTCTGCTATCACCCCGCTGCCAGCCAGCCCAACCACCACGCAGATTGTCACTGCGGTCAACGCCATCATTGCGGCGCTGACGGGTCCATGAGCACACCGTTCTTCATCACCGGCCTGCCCAGATCTCGGACGGCCTGGTTCTCTGTTGCGACTTCCACACCCGAAAGCGTGTGCCATCATGAACCCACCGCCTGGCTAAGTGATTGGCCCGAGCTGGTGCGGCTGTGGACCGAGAGCAAGTTTCGGTATGTGGGCATCTCGGATTCCGGTCTGGGAATGCTGCTGCCTTCAATCTTGGATGAACTCCGCCCGAGGACATTGATTATCCGCCGGTCGGTGGATCAGGTGGAGACAAGCCTCAATCAGTTCGGGATATCCAGCCCACGCTTGCGTCGTCGTCTGGATGCTCTCCAGGACATGCTGCGAATCTACGAGGACCACCCATTGGTCAGGGTGATCCCGTATGAGGAGCTGGACTATTGGACGATCTCGGATGCTCTTGACTGGCTGACACCGGGAACCTCCCAGCCGATGCTGCATCAACTTATGCATCTGAACATCCAATCAGATTTTTGCTATAACGTCAAAATGGCGCACGGCGTAAACGAATGGTGGGTGCCTGACGAATTGAAGGAATAGACAATGCCTTTCTTTGCCGCTGCCGCTCTGATGGCCACCGCCACAGTTGGAAGTTCACTGATTGCGTCAGGCGCAGCGTCGGACGCTGCATCGCAACAGGCGGCATCCGCACAACAGGCAAACCAACTTCAAGCGCAGGCGCTGGCTCAACAACAAGCCAACCTCGCCCCGTATCAACAGGCTGGCCTGCCCGCCATCACCGCACTGCAACAGGGCTTAGGCCTGATGCCGGGTTCTACGGGTGCAATTGGTCAGGGCGCGTTAAACACCCCGTTCAGCCAACAGCAATTCCAAGCCTCGCCCGCTTACCAGTTTGAACTGCAACAAGGTCTGCAATCCGCACAGAATGCAGCCTCCCGCACGGGCGGGCTTGGCGGCAACCAATTGCTTGCGCTGCAACAGCAGGGTCAGGGTCTAGCCCAGATGGATTACCAACAGCAACTTCAAAACTACCAAGCCCAACAGCAACAGCAATATAACCAGCTGATGGGTCTGACCGGCATTGGTCAGGCGTCGGCGGCTGGAGTGGGCGCTGCCCAACAACAATACGCAACGCAAGCCGGTCAAAACCTGATGGGCGCGGCTAACGTGCAAGGTGCTGCTGGCATTGCCGGAGCAAACGCCTTGACCGGCGCCTTAAGCGGCGGGGCCAGTTCATTGTCCAACGCCTATCTGATGCAGCAGCTTTACGGCGGTTCTGGCGGCGTGTTTGGCGGCGGCAACCCGATTGTGTCGCCCAATTATGCCATGACCGGCGCTCCTCTGGCCTCAAGCCCGCTTGACTTCACGTTTACTGGGGGCTGATCATGGCGCTCGACACCTCAATCTACGGCATGTTGAACACGCAGTTTCAGCAATTCGATCCGTCGAATGCGATGAAACAAGCGAACATGCTGCAACAACTAAAAGCCCAGCAGATGGAAATGCAGGCGGCGCAAGCTGCTTCGCAGAAGGCCAATGCGATCCAAGACCTGTTGGCGCAAAGCGATTTCAAGCCTGGCGAGAAGGTGGATACGAACACGCTTGCCAAAATCCGAGGTGTGGATTTCGACGCCTATTCCAAACTGGTCACCGCAAACCAGCTGATGGACAAGTCGGTTGCTGAAACTGCGAAGTTTCAAGCCGAAACGGATGCTAAGGAATCCGAGCGGATGATGAAGTTTGAGGAAGCCCAGCACGACGCTGCCGGCCGAGCCATGGAAGCTTATACCAGCACAAAAGGTTCTGTTGGTGAGAAGCAAGCAGCCGCGCAGAAGGTCTGGGATCAGGACTTTGCCGACCTCAGTGAGATTGCGCCCAAGGGCCACAAGATGCCCCGTCAGTTTGATCCTGGCGTGTTCTCCGTTGCTTCCAAGGATTATCTCGACCGTCAGGAAAAGAGGCGGGAACAAGGCTTCAAAGAAAAGATTGAGACCGGCAAGCTGGCGGTTGAACGTGGACGTCTGGCGGTTGAACAACGCCGAGAGTCTCGCGAAGAACGCACCGCCAAGGAAAAGGAAGCGGGCGGCCTGACGGATGAAGGCGCTCAGTTTGCCGTGGATCGTTATCTCAGCGGCGACACCACTGCGTTCCAGGGCTATGGGCGCGGGACTCAAGGCGCAAAGAACCTTGAGAAACTGAACAATCTGCTGGCGAAGACTGCGGCTGGTCGCGGTATCACGCCCGACCAATTGAACCGTGCCAAGATGGGCTTGGCTGCTGAAACCGCAGAGGCTCGCACCACCGGCAAGCTGGCCGGTTCCATGGAGTACGTCATCCCGACGGTTCGTCAAGCTGCTGACAATTTCCGCGAAACGCAGAGCGCCCTAAACGTTAAGGTGCCAAGCCCGCTACTCAACAGGTTTGTCCAGGGCGGACAATTTGAAACCGGCAACCCAGAAATTACAGCCGCGCTGGCATCGGCTGACTTCCTCGCGTCCGAGTGGGCGGCGCTCAAGTCTCGAGGAACGCCGAAGGAAAGCGACAAGGCCGTCACGCGGAAACTGATTGCTCCGTATCTTGCTTCTGGCCAGGTTGATGCTCTCGTGGCGCAGATCAAGAAAGAGACCGACATCGCCGAAAAAGCTTCGGCCAGCCGTATGGGCGCGGTTGAGGGCGCTGCGGCTGCCGGTAAAGAAGATCCGCTGGGGATTCGCTGATGCCTACAATCGCAGAAGTTCGCCAGAAATTCCCGCAGTACAGTGACCTGTCAGATGACCAGCTGGCGGAGGCGCTGCACAAGAAATATTACGCCGATCTGCCGGAGGATCAATTCAAGGCCAAGATTGGTCTGCCGGTCAAAAAGGCTCAGCCGGTGTCACGAGCGCAACCGCTCAGCGATAAATGGCGCGACACGGGTCGAGCACTCGCGACGGGTGCGGGCGGAATCATCGGTGGCGCATTGGCATTGCCGGAAGCTGGAGTGGCGGCAATCCCGACGCTTGGTCTTGGCGGTATAGCAACGGAGGCTGCGGGTGTCGGTCTGGGCGCTGGCCTTGGCGGTCAGTTATACGATTGGGCCACTCAGCAATCTGGTGCTGCCCCAAGAACCACGCTTGCTGAACAAGCCAAACGTGCGGCTCTGGATGTTCCCGAAGGCGCTGCTGGTGTCATGGGAGGTCGCATCCTGGAGGCTGGCCTTGGCGGTGCTGTGTCGGCTGGAAAGAACGCGCTGAAAGGTGTCGTGAAGCCGCCGGTGCGTGAACCTTGGGAAGCAGAAACGTTTGAAATCAATCCGCAGCATGTCGCTGACATGGAGTCTCAAGGAATTTATCTCACGCCGGGTCGCCGCGCGGGCGGCGCTTTGGCGCGGGCCGAACAACGTGCGAAGAGCAATCCGTTTGTCAGCCAGGCCATCCGCCAGGAGGAAGATCGTTCTGTTCGCAGCATGAACGTCGCCGCTTATAATCAAGTGTTGGAGCCCCTCGGGATCAAGTACACAGGCAAAGTCGGGCGGGAAGGAATTGCAAAACTTCAGCAAATTCTAAGCGATCAATACGAAAAGATCATTCCTAAGATCAAGGTCAAGGCCGATGATGAGTTTGTCCACGATCTGAGCGTGATCAGAGCGGGAGGCGCTGAACTTCCGCCCGCGCAAGAAAAGCAATTGGAAGCGATCATCAATGGCCGCGTCCTGAAGCGTCTCAAGCCCGGCGATCGGATTGACGGCCAGACATTCAAAGACATTGAATCGCAGGTCGGGCATCTTTCCAGAATATACAAGCGTTCTGGTGACACCGCGCAGCAACTGCTGGGCGATGAATTGTCCAATGTGCAAATGGCCCTTAGGTCCGCTGCTGAACGGCATTCGGACCCCGGTGTCAGGGATGCATTGCGGGCAACCAATAAATCTTATGCGATGCTCACTCGAGTCGAAGAGGCATCGGCTCGGCGGTTGAACAGCGAAGGCATCTTCAGCACTGGTGATCTTCTCAGCGAGGTAAAGCGGCAGGCTGGAGGTGTCAGGCACAAGGTTTACGCGGCGGGCGATGCGCTGCTTCAACCATTTGCCGAGCGCAATCATACGGTGATGCGGGATCTCATCCCGGATTCTGGCACGGCTGAACGTTCCACCGCCAAGGGTGTTGGTGGACTGCTCAATAATTTTGTTGTCGCGCCATCGACCAATGCGCTCGCATCTCAAATGCTGCGCCGTGGGGTCAAGGTTCCCCAAAGGACCGGAGTTAACGCGCTGCCACTGACCACCCAGGCTGCCGGCCAAGTTCTGTCCCCGAGTGTTCAACAATGAACCGCATAGACATCCGCTTCATCCCTGGCGAAGAGCAACGCTACGACACGCTGGGTGACTGGTGGTTTGCGGACGACTGCCTGCATATCCGCTCAACAGGGGATGAGCCGGAAGCCCTGCTGATCGCCCTGCATGAGCTTGTGGAGGCGTACCTCTGCAAGCGGCGGGGAGTATCCCAAGAAGCAGTGGATGCCCATGACTGGCGGTTCCAGGCTGAACTGGAGGCCAAGCTGCACCCAGATGACGCCGAGCCGGGTGATGATCCCCGCGCACCGTACCGTCGCGAGCATCGTTTCTCCATGCTCATGGAAATGCTATTAGCTCATGAGCTAGGGCTTGATGGCTACGGGATCTGCAAATGAAAGTTTTGCTTATCGATGCAGACAACATCGGCCTCGACTTTGCGGTGCGCTGCGAAGCCTATGGGCATGAGGTCCGGTGGTATCGCTACAGCAAGAAACCCACGCGCAACGGTGAAGGCTTCCCCGGCATCACTATTGTGGACGATTGGAAGCCGTCCATGTCTTGGGCGAAGAATGGCCTGATCGTCACCACGGCCAACGCCAAGTTCATGCCCGAACTGGATCGTTACCGTGACATGGGGTTTACAATATTCTCACCAACGGTTCGGTCCTCCAAGCTAGAGATCGACCGCAAGGCTGGGCTGGATGCCATGAAGCGGGTGGGCATTGATGTCCCTGACTATCAGGTCTTCAACAGCCTTAAAGAGGCTGAGACCTTCGCCCGCAAGTCGGACAAGTCCTACGTGTTCAAGACCATGGGCGACAACGAGGACAAGTCTCTGTCCTACGTCTCCACGGATCCTGCCGATCTGGTGGGCTGGCTCCAGAGGAAGCAGGCGCAAGGGTTGAACCCCAAGGGCCAGGTCATGCTTCAAGAGAAGATCGACATGATTGCCGAGGTGGGGGTGAGTGGGTGGTTTGGACCGGAAGGGTTCCTGCCCAACAAGTGGCAAATCTGCTTTGAACACAAGAAGCTGATGCCCGGCAACTTTGGCCCCAACACCGGAGAGCAAGGCACCGTCTGCCAGTATGTCGAACAAGACAAGATGGCTGACGAGATGTTGATGCCTATGGAGGCCGAGCTTTTGAAGGCTGGCCATCGGGGCGACTTTGCCATCGGCTGCGGGATTGACAGCAAGGGCAAGGCTTGGCCGTTTGAGTTCACGTGCCGGCTGGGCTGGCCTGCGTTCTTCATCCAGTGTGCGTCACACCCCTGCGACCCGGCTCAGTGGATGTTTGACCTTCTGCAAGGTGAGGACAGCCTTAAGGTCTCCCGCGATGTTTCCATGGGTGTGGTCCTGGCGCAGCCTCGTTATCCTTACGGTGACGCTGAACCCAAGGAAGTTGAGGGGAATCCGATTTCTGGTGCGGACGAGATGTGGGACCAGGTACACCCGGTGGATATGATGATCGGGAAGGGACCGGCCATGCAGGATGGCAAGGTCGTGGACAAGCCGATTTATCAAACCAGCGGCGAATATGTTATGGTGGTGACCGGACTTGGGAAGACGGTTTCCAAGGCGAAAGACAAGGTCTATGGCGCCGTGGACAAGATCAAGTTCTCCAACATGATCGTCCGCAACGATGTCGGAGACGGCGTCATCGAGAAGCTGCCTGAGCTGCACAAGTTCGGCTACGCAATGGATATGCAGCCATGACCGCTCCCAAGCTGACAACTTACAACACGGGGACGCCTGCAACCGCCATCACTGGCGATCAGCTCAACACGTTCATCCAGTCCTGCGACAACATGGCCCAGCTGCGGGCCTTTCCTGCTGCGCCTGGACAAATGGTCTACGTGCGCGGGTTCTCCACCATCAACGACGGCGGGCAAGGCTTTTTCTATTATGCGCTGGGATCCGCAACGGATGACGGCGGCATCACCACGGTGGTCCCGGTTACCTATCCTCCTGCGTATTGGTATCGGTCTTCTGGTCTTAACACGATCAGCCAGAACTTCGTCCGCAACACCACGGTGGGCCAAACCACGATCACCGCCAATTACACGCCGGGTTATGTGCTGGTGTATCTCAACGGTGTTCTGCTAACTCCGAGCGATTACACCGCGACCAATGGCACAACCATCACGCTGTCTGTTGCGGCTGGTTCTGGAGACACGGTGGACGTGTTCAGCCTTTCCACCATCTCGATCTATAACGCGGCCACGACTTCTCTCAGCAATGTGGCAAGTGTGAGTTTGGGGAATTACGCCAACGACGCAGCCGCTGCGGGTGGTGGCGTTCAAGTGGGGCAATTGTACCGTAATGGTTCCGTGGTCCAGGTGAGGGTTGTCTAATGTCTATCCCGAGGAACCTGGCACTTTTTGCCGAAAACATCACCTCTGGTGGCATTCTGAATACCACTGGTGGCGGTACTGGCACAACCACGCTCACCGGGACTGGCAACCTTGTGCTGTCCAACTCGCCGACGCTTGTCACTCCGGTGCTGACCACCCCGACAATTAATAACGCAATTCTCACGGCGCCAGCTTTGGGAACCCCAGTTTCGGGTGTTGCAACCAATTTGACCGGGCTTCCGTTGACCACTGGGGTGACGGGTACGCTGCCGATTGCAAACGGGGGGACGGGCGCAACGACCGCCGCAACTGCTCTGACCGCCATGTCTTATGTAGGTTCGGGAACTGGCGCTGTTGCTAGGACTGCGACTTCCAAGCTCAACGACTGGGTCAGCGTATTTGACTTTGGCGCAAAAGGCGACGGCACGACTGACGACACCGCAGCAATCCAGGCTGCGATCAATGCTGTGCAAAATGCCGGTGGTGGGACCGTTTTGTTTCCGACAACTGCTGCTGGCTACAAATGCACTTCAACCATCAAGGTGACCGCAAACGGCGTCATTTTGATGGGGGAAAGCTGGAACACGCTTCTGAATTTCTCGACGCAGACGTCCGGGACAGGCGTCGCCATCGGCCCGGTGTACGCCTCGGGCGTGAAGAACCTGACCATCTCCAACGCCTACGGCGACAATCTTGAAATCAACAACGGAACCGCCACCGGCCCGCAGTCGTCTGCGGCCTACGGTTTCGTCGAGGATGTCCTGTTGCAAGGAAGCCGTCACGGCAGGGGTTTGGTTGTTGGCGCTTCCTTCATGTACAGATTCAAAAACGTGCAGCCGTTTTCAAACAATACGCGAGGCATTGAGGTTCTGGGTTTCTGCACAAGTCTTGTTTTTGAAGCTTGTTTTTCCCATAGCAATGCTTCTGATGGCTGGCGCATATTCAACACCGTATACTCATCTCTAATATCTTGTGGCTCAGATTCGAACACTGGCTATGGCTATGTGATTCAAGACACCAGTGGATTGAAGATGATTGGGTGTGGTTCGGAAACCAACACCAAAAGTGCGTTTCAGATGTATTACCTTTCAAGTTCTGGGAGCTTTGTTCTGGGCGTTTCCATGTCCATTGATCAATTCATTGCTTACAACAACAACAGCGCAAACGGCGTCGGAATTGGAAGCTTTATCACTCTTGCCGGCTCGCCCACTTACGACACGGCGGCTGGACTGTTTGAGATCAAGGGATACAAGGAAATTGGATCCCCCAACGGATCACCGATTAACGGAGACGGCGCATTCAAGATTGTGGCGCCGCAGGATTCTAATTTCTCTGCGGTTACTATTGGTTCGTCCGCCGTTTATCCAATTGTGTCAGATGGCGTCACAGACATTGCGTCCAGGCTTCCAGTCAACATAACTGGCGCAAACACGACTATTGCGACCATCGGATCAAAAACCAGAAATGGACTTTCGTCGTTTGGCGGCATGATCACAATCCACGTCGAACAAAACAATCGGGCAGCTGGGTCTGCGTCCGCAACATACATGCTGATCCTAAATTCCGCGTCCGCCGGAACGACCTCGGCAATCACGCAAATTGCATCGGCTGGCAACACGACGGGCGCCTCGTCTGGCGCGGCATCGTTCACGTTCAGCTTTGACTTTGCCACGGCCACGCTGCGGGCGTCTCCAGTTGGATCAACCGCCACCGGAAACTGGTATTTCACAATCTCCGTCCAGGGTGACCTGAGCGTCACGCCGTCTGCTGCGTAAGGGTTTCCAATGTCCGTTTCGCTCCTTCCCGGCATCATCCCCGAGTTTCTGATCCAAGGCGTTCCGGCTTCTGGGGGGCTGCTGTATACCTATGCGGCGGGGACCACGACCAAACTCGCGACCTACACGGATTCCACGGGATCCACGCCCCAAACCAACCCCATCGTGCTGAATGCCAGAGGGGAGCCGCAGAACACGCTGGGCAACTCCGTGGGCCTCTGGCTGACCAACTCCACGGCTTACAAGTTCGTTCTGTCCCCCTCGACGGACACCGACCCGCCGACGAATGCCATCTGGACCATCGACAACATCACCGCCGGCCAGCTCACCGGGACTAGCTACACGGCGTCCGGGACGAACGCCATTGCGCTGACGCCCACCAACAACACGCCCACGCCCGTCGCCTATGCAAACTACAACACATATGTGTTCGCCGCCCCCGCCACCTCCACTGGGCCGGTGACCATCCAGGTGGGATCGCTTGGGTATCTGAATGCCTACATCAACGGTGTCCAGGCAACGACGGGCCAGATTCAGTCCGGTGAGGTCGTCATCGCGGTCTACAACAGCGTACTTAACTCGGGCGCCGGTGGCTTCGCGCTGTATCTCTCCATCAACAGCCAGCCGGTGGTTTATGGTCCCGACACGGGATCCGCGAACGCCTACGTGGTCAACCCGACGTTTGTGCTGTCGGCCCTGACCACGGGACAGGTGGTGGTGTTCCTGGCTGCTAATGCCAACACCACGGCATCAACTATAAACGTTTCTGGATTGGGCTCTAAGTCCATTGTGAATTTGTCTGGCGGAGCATTGATATCTGGGCAAATCGCGGCGGGACAGGCTTGTGTGTGCGTTTATAACGGCACTGCGTTTCAGTTGGTCAATCCCAACCTTTCAAACCCGACATTTGCCAGCATTGTATCGCCGATCATTCAAGGCGCGGCTTTGGCTGGACCTTTCCGAAACTTGGCGGGATCGCAGCTTACGGCATCTGTAAAAACATCGGCGTGGACGGCAGATGCCATCCTTATGGAGGATTCAAGCAACAACGTTGTTCGGGCGACGAACGTAAACGTCACGCTTAATTTGGCGTCGGCAGGCGCGGTCAATACGCTTGATACAGGGTCCGTCGCCGCATCGACCTGGTATTACGTCTGGGCAATTTCAAACGGATCATCCGCAGGTGTTCTGGCTTCGTTGTCAGCAACAGCTCCAACCCTGCCCAGCGGTTACATCTACAAAACGCTGATCGGGGCCGTGTTGACGGACGGGTCATCAAACGTTGTCACGTTCACTCAATATGGCCGAAACTGGCAATATCAAACTCCAGCTGTTGTCGGCGCGTCAATATCATCGTCCGCATCCTATAATTTGGTCAGTCTGAAATTTGTGCCAGCCAACGCCTACCGTGCATATGGATCGGTAAATCCCGCCATTACGGGAGGAAACTATGCGTACATCGGGACCGCCAGCGGCTCTTCCAATTATGTGGCTGGCGTTCAAACCAATGCGGGTGCCGGTGGTATTGCTCAGTACAATATTGGCCTGATCTCGCAAAGCATCTACGTTACCGTTTCGGGCACAACGTCCGTGACGGTGTCTGGCTTTGAAATCAATCTGTAGGTGACACTATGACCGACTGGCAGGCAGCATTCGACGGCGCAGTCGCCCTGGTCTTCACCGGGATCGGTTGGTTTCTCGCCACGCTCTATCGGGACATGCGGTCTTTGGAACAGAACCTCACCGATCTGGTGCAGGAACTCCCAAACACATACGCTAGACGGGATGACCTCAAGGACCTGATCTCCGAAGTCCGCGCCACGCTGCGCAGGATTGAGGACAAGCTCGACGGGAAGATGGACAAGTGACGACGCCGTTCCTCGCTGACGACATCGAGAACGAGGAGGGCCGGTTCCTGCACGCCTATCCCGATCCGCTGACGCATGCGGCGCCGTGGACGGTGGGTGTAGGTTTTACAGGGCCTGAGATCGGACCCAACACGACGATGACCGACGCCCAGGTGGATGCCGAGCTAGACCACCGGGTCGAGATGATCTGCGGCGAGCTGGATGCGAAGATCCCTTGGTGGCGGGACTTGTCCGATGTTCGCCAGGATGTCGTGGTCCAGATGGCCTACCAACTCGGGATCGGTGGGCTGCTCACCTTCACCCAGACGCTGGCTTGCTTAAAGAGCGGGGACTGGTCTGGAGCAGCGGCGCATATGCTGGACTCTCGCGCAGCATGTCAGACGCCCGCCCGGTGGAAACGCCAAGCTCGGCAGATGCTGCTGAACGAGCGGGTGTGGTTGTAAATCAAGGGGTTGCGTGATATAGCGCGCGTGAGAGGTGCATCATGCTTCAAGAGATGATTGACGCCGTTATTCGCCACGCCTTGACGGGCTTTGCTGGCGTTCTAGTAGCCCATGGATATGCAACCAATGACCAGGCACAGGCCGTGGTGGGTGGTGTCATGGCGCTGATCGGGATCTACCTGTCCTACAAACACAAGCAAGCCATGCTGAAGGGTCACTGATGTCGCTCACCTCGCAACTGCTCAAGAACCAGATCACCGTTGAGGATTTCGCCGTCAAGGCTGCGGCTGACGTGTACAAAGCCGTGCAATGGTTCCAGGTGATCCCCGGCGTGATCTCGGTGGAAACGTGGCTGCTGAACAAATTGGAAGCCTACATCGCGGCATCCGCCGGCGGGCTGTTTGCGGTCAACGTGATTGATCTCCTCAAGACCGAGCTTGCCAAGCTCTCGGCGCCGCACAATCCCTGATGGGCACTCCGCCTCTCAACCTTGAGGCCGCTCGCGAAACCATGGAGCGGGTGGAGGTTGAGTTGCGGGCGGGATACCGACCCCGCGGCATCACGGGATCGGGCATGGGTGCCATAGCTGCGGCTGCTCAAAAGGCGGTCGCAGATGGGTTTGTGAAGACCACAAGCTCCTTTGAGGCACGGATCACCCGTTGCGCGACTATGGGTCTGGAGCCTGATTGGACGCTCTACCGTCCGCAGAGATACCAGCAGCCGATTCCACGACAAGTCATCACACCGGCCGCAGATCCAGTGATATCAACGCCGGGACATGGATCCCGGCTTCTTGTTATTGGCGATCTCCATCAGAACCCCGGACAACCTCACAGGCTGGAAGTGCTTACGTGGATTGCCCGGTATGCCTCAAAGGAAAGGTTTGAGCGGATCATCCAGGTGGGGGATTGGTCGAGCTGGGACAGTGTCTCGGCACATGATCGCAACGACACCATGGCTGGCCGGCACAAGCCCAGCATCCGCCAGGACATGGAGAACCTCAAGCAGAGCCTGCAAGCCTGGAGGGCGGGGATAGCTTCGGACTATCGACCCAAACAGGACATTCTTTTAGGCAACCACGAATACCGCCTGGAAAGATGGTGCAACGCCAACCCTGAGACAGCGGAGAGCTTTACCGTTCAGCGGGATGAACTCTTCACGCAGTTCGGCTGGCGTGTGCGGCCGTATGGGGAGCTGTTCTACGTCAATGGGGTTGGGTTTGTGCATCACCCCGTCAATGGCGCTGGACGGGCTTACGGAGGCGCTACAGGCCCTCAGCGGGCAGCCAATCACACGACATGTCCGATTGTGTCAGGCCACACCCACCGCCGCCAGGTGCATGATGCTCCCAAGATCGGGCCAACTGATTCCATCAGCATGGTCGAGGTGGGCTGCGGAATGCCTTGGGGCGAGATTGAATCCTACGCCCAGCACTCAAGCACCGGCTGGTGGTGGGGTGTGGTGGACATGACGGTGGTGGATGGAACGATCACCGACGTTGCGTTTGTTTCGATGCTGCGGCTCAAACGATTGTTCGGCTGATCACGGCTCACCTCCAAGGGCGCGGCGGGCGGCTTCTTCAGCTATGTCGAGCGCGGGCCACGGATACGCTCTGTTGCAGTCGTAACGGATGCTCTCGGCAAAGCCTGTTGGTCCGCAGACCGCGTGAAGCAGTTTCTCCAGCGCCTCCCGCAGCCTCTCATTCTCACGGATCAGCGCAAGGCAGTCCTCGGCAAGGGGTCGGCTGTCAGCGCGGACCGTCATGGCCGCAAGCTGCTCAATGGTGTGGTTTAGCTTCACGGCTCACCTCCAATGGAGCGGCGGGCGGTCAACATTTCAAGTTGATCCACGCTGGTTAAGAACAAATCTGCGCTGGTGATTTGGCTGACTCCACGGATGATGTTGCTGGCAGCCTCCCGTTCAGCAAGCTGGGCAGTCAGGCGGGTATTCTCGGCCACAAGGTCCGCGACCCATTTCACTGCATCAGCCGACGCGGGCCGTCCGACGACAAGCCAAAGGTGTTCAGGTGGTTGGGTCATTGCTACCCCCAAGGGCGCGGCGGGCGGCGTTGACCCACACTCCAACGTCAAAGTGCATGTCGCCGCCTTCGACATAGCGCCACTGCTGCATGTCGGGCGATGTCAGGATTTCGACGCCGCGTTCCAGCGCCTCCCGTAATTTGTTGTAAGAATTTTCAAGGTCGGAGCGGCTTAACGTCACCATGTCGATTTCGGCACTGGCTCGGGTGTTCCAGCGCGAAATGGCTTTGCTGGGATGTCCGTGCGGGCCTTCAGCCAAACAATCGCAACACACCACTATGGTGTAAGCGCCATGTCCGTTGGTGGATAAGTCATGACTGCCGCAGAATGGGCACGGCTTGCAGGCATCGAGATCAACAGTCACGATCAAAGTCCTCCCATTCTTGGGCCTCTGAAACATCGTCTTCCTGATCGGGAATATTTCGCATGTCAGATGCGTTTAAATCCCCAGATGTTCCCGAGCGGTAATTTGTCCGAAGTGTGCGGCGGCCGTGCTCCTGTTGCGCAAGTGACAGCGTGTCGCCTTTCGCCAGTTTGCCAGCGACGACGCATGCCATGCATCGCACTATCCACCGACATTTGCCGCTGTGGGTGCGCTGGAAATAGCCCGCGCCCTCTGCAACTGACTGACCGCACTGAACACAACTTCCGGCGTATTTGTTTCTCACGGCTCACCTCCAAGGGCGCGGCGGGCGGCAAGGGCGGCTTCCGCCTCCTCGCGCGTTTTGTGCCGGGTGATCACCCATTCCACGTCGTCTTCGGGACAGGTCGCGGCGATCCAATAATCCGGCATTCGAACTGCGCTCATGACGCGCATGACGGTTGGTGCAAACGACCCGATTTGCGACACCAGATCATCTTCGCTTTCCGCTGCGTTCTCGGGGTCTTCCGAATCCCAGAACATGTCGGGCTCCCGCAGCCTCGCGTTCTCAGCCTCTGCTGCGCGGAGGGCGTCGGCGTAGTCCGTTGACCGTCGGTCGAGTGCGTCGCGGGCAATCTCGTTGATCTGGCGGACAAGACTGTCAGACCATTTTTCGCTCAGGTTTGCGATCCGCTCCAACGAGTAGCCAATATCAAGGAACTCGGTCAGTTCGGATTGCAGAACTTCGGCACGTTCCTCTGCTGCGCGGAGGGCGGTGATGAGGTCGCGCGTCACTCTTGCAAACCGCCATTGATCGCCATCTACCATCGTCTGGCGACAGTCCTCAGCCTCAGCTATCAGGTCAGCGCTCTGGCTAGGGGCGGTGTCGGGGGTGTCGGGCCTCCATCCGCAGCCGGGACACATGCGGATCGTGCCCAGAATGTATTTCCCGCATCCGCCGCATAAGGTCAGGTCTGTGTGGGTCATGTGCTGACATCCTCTCCGTAGCCGGAGCCGTAGCCGTCGCCGTAGCCGTCGCCGTAGCCGTAGCCGTAGCCGTCGCCGTAGCCGTCGCCGTAGCCGTCGCCGTCGCCGTAGCCGTAGCCGTAGCCGTCGCCGTAGCCGTAGCCGTCGCCGTCGCCGGAGGGTTGCTCGCCGAAAAGCATCGCAGCCATATCAGCGCCCCTGCGTTTTTGCCGAGGCCCAAGCTTTCACGGCTTTGTCGTCCACTGACATGATGGCAGTCACGCCCTCCAGCGTGATCGACGGAACAACGGCAGAGATTTTGCAGTCCTTCGTCGGCCCGACTTCAGCCAGCCCAAACACGCCCCCCACGTCGGCGGACCAGTACAGGCACATGCGGGCAGCGGTCAGAACAATGGGGCGAGCATTGGTGTCCGTCGTGTATCCGAACACCACACCGCGCTTGTCCGTGCAGACAATAACGGGAATGGGGTCGTGCGCCGTTACGGTGCAAGTCGGCTCACTTTTGATGCCGTTGACCAGCGCCGCAATTTGCTTGGCTTGGCCGATAGTGATGTTGTCAAAATTCATTGGAATGTTCCTTTCTGATTGTGATGTGTGGGTCATGACGCCCTTCTCATCAAAGTCGTCGATGACCGCGTGTTGCTGTTCGACATATTCCACCAGGCGATCAGGATACGCGTCTGCATATGCCCGCGCCCATTCCGGCGGCATGGGTTCGTCAGTGACTCCACCGTCTGGGGTGTTCATTCTTCACCTTTCACAAGGCTGATGACCAGGTAGGCCACAACAAAGGAGAGCGCTACGGTGATGAGGAACGTCACAGCGAAAGCACCAGCGCAGTGACAATGACCAGACCCAGCACCACACCTTCAATCAGGATGCGGGCTACTTGCGGGCCGGTCATGGTGCCAAAGATGCCGTAGTTCTTCTGCTTGGGTACGTAATTCCACATAACGTGTCTCCTCTGTTGTGTTAATTTATCGCGGGAAAGTTAACCGATCCCTAAAATGGGATTTCGTCGTCCAGTTTGTTGGTCGGAACTTTCTTGACGAAAGCGGGCTTAATCGACCCGGCCAGCATGGTGCCGCTTTTCTCCCAAAAACTGACTTCCCACTTGATGCCGTCTTGGTCGGTGTACGTGCCCCGCCAGTCGGGTGCCTTCGGGTTGGTCTTGGTCTTCTCCTTAAACACGGAGATGTCGCCGGGGCGTTGTTCGTAAGCCATTAGGTCCTCGCAAAAGCTCGCTCGTTAGATTGAAGGGTTCTCCAGGCTTCGAAGGTGGCGCTGGCTGCGTCCCTCCGATCCTTGGCAGTAAAGTACGTCTCGGCGTTGAGCCGGTATAATGTCAACGCTTCCTGGTAGGCTTCAGATCGAAGAGCATCGCGCTCTCTTCCCGCTTCGGTGGTTGCGTTTGATTGGCCGGCAGCTTGGGCGAGAACGACCTTGAGGTGCTTTTCAGACCACTCGTAAGCCGCTCTTGCCCGTGCTGCGTCGGGGGATTGGAGGATGGCGAGACAGTGCCTGACGGTCTTATCGTCCACACTGAACTCGGCCATAGTCTGGTTGCCTCCGCTATTCATGCCTCGGCCAATCGGTCCAGGATCTCGTTGCGGCGCTTCTCCACCTCATTGGCTGCGGCGTCGGGCCACGCCTGGGGCATCTGACCCCAGAATCGTTCCATCTTGGCCCACCACGTGTCCAGCTCCTGTTCGGTGTCGCATCCGTTGATGGCCGCCATGATGCGGTCCCAGTCGCCGTCCTTCTTCGCCTGTGCGCTGGACTTCTTGGCTGCTGGAGCTGGGCCAGATGCTGCGTTGCCGTCGTCATCCTCCGGTGCGGCGCCGGTCATAGCCAGCAGGCTATAGCGCCTAGCGTAGGTGGTGGCGGAACCGATCCCTTGAGGATCCCGCTTGCTCACCGGCATACGCATGACGTGAGTGAGGCTATCGCCCGACACGTGCATTAGCACCGTGGTAAGGATCAGTTGCTCACCGTCAAAGTCCGGCATCTGAAGGACGGAGATCCCCGCTTCATTCAGTGCCGGGATGGTCGCCTCAACAACCGCCGCCAGATCGGCGTATTTGGACCGAAACGCAGGGTTGGTGGCCTGCTTGTAGACCGGATAGGTGGCCTTCTGTGCGGCGACCAGCGCCTTTGCAAATTCAGGGGTCATGAGCACTTCTTCCAATTGATTGCAGCGGTCAGCGCTGCGTTGAGTTCGTCGCGAAGGACAAGGATGCGGGCGGCGTTGAGATTGTCGTTAGCCTGGAACGCAGCGCGGCATTCATCGGCCCACAAGTCATCCAAAAACTCAGCCTGCCAAGCCTGCAAGCGGGCGCCGTTCCACATCACGTCACCACCACTGTGCCAGATCATCACAGCCCCCGCCCAGCTTGACCGGCCAGCAGTGCGCTCTCGCGGCGGCGGTCCATCTCGTAATCGTAGGCATCGCTGGCGTTGGCGTCTGCTTCCGAAGCAAAAGCATCAAGGTCGCAATGCTCAAGGATGTTGGCGAATAGTTGCTGAATATCTTTGGAGCGAAGATCGACACCCTTAAGCAGGCTGGTGGTTTTCCAGACAAGCTTCTTGGAGGTTGGGTCAATCTTAGATGCGATATGTCCAATATCAACGACTTCGTGGTCGTAATATCCGCCTGGGCATCCGACGCTGTGATCAGGGCCGTCGTATTCGGCTGTGATGCCAATTTCGATTTCAAAACCGCATGTTGCGTAATTGGTCATGTGTGTCTCCCTTGCTGTTGATGTGTTGTCGCACACCGTGACACACGTTGCAACAGGAAAGTTGCAATTCGCAACACATCATGCGACATGACAGCATGAACGAAACGCCAAAACAAATTTACGATCGGTTGCGCGGAATGGGCTTAGGTCATTCCTACGCCCACCAGCTGGCCAACAAGAAGCGTACGCCTAGCTTACAGCTTGCCTTTCAGATCGCCGACGCAGCCAAAATACCGCTCGAGCATTGGAGACCCAGTGGCCATTAAGGCAAAGTCCAAGGGCTCACGCGGTGAGACAGAGCTGCTTAAACTCCTCGAGCGTGTGCCTGGCGTGACGGTGCGTAAACAGCCGGCCTCCGGTGCATTCGGAACCCGCATTGGATCCGCTGGCCTCCAGGGCGACCTTCGCATGGTGTTTGGGGATCAGACGTTCCGCGTCGAAGTGAAGCGCCGGAAGCTGCCACCGATGACGCTGGAAGGCTGGCTGGCGGGTGTAGAAATTCTGGCCATCAGGGCCGATCACGGTGACTGGCGGTTCTACCTTGAGGAAGACACGTTCCTGCATCTCTTGAGTTTGGCGGCAGAAAAATGAAAACTCTCGGTCAGCTTGGCAAATTTGAATGTCACTGGCCGGTGTTACAGACCGACGAGCATTTATTCTGCGCTGAACCTACCGGGGGGAAAATATATTGCCCGTATCACATGACCCGAGCATTTGTGCAAACGACCTGGCAGGGCGGGATGAAGGACCTGGAGCACCGCAGGATCAGGCGGTGGTCCTGAAAGAAAAACTAATAGACGAAGCTGTCCGCCGGGCCATCTACAGCCGCCACGAAATCAAGCTGAAACAGACCGCCAGGGCGTGGGCCATGTCGGGTTATGTGACGCTGGAGGTGCAGGTGTTATGCGCCCGAGTGAGGTGGCACTGGCGGAACGTGGTAGGAGCCTAGCAGCTCTTCGCCTTCTTCATGTCCTTTTTTGAAGGCTTTGCGCCTTTCATGGCCTTCATCTCAGAAGCCTTCATGAGCGGCGTCTGCTTGGAGCCTTTAGCTTTCATGGGCTTTTTCATGGCTTGCCTCTCTGGGAGAATTGGAAGATGTTAGAGCGAAGGGGCCGAGCGGCAAACTCGACCCCTTCTGAAACAAACCGCCATGGACCGGCGATTGCTAAAAGCCTTCAGATGATAGGCGAAGAGCGTTTGCTGGACAACCTTAAAGGTGTCCGATGTCATCCCCACCATTCATGCCGCTCTACGTTGGGGACTATCTAGCCGACACAACCCACCTGACCACGACGGAGCACGGGGCTTACCTGATGCTGCTGTTTTGTATGTGGCGATCTGGTGGAACCCTGCCAGCCAATCCCGCTAAGCTGGCCAAATTATGCAAGCTCACCAGGGCGCAATGGGACCGCATGAGCGAGACCCTGCTAGCGTTCTTCGACATTGAAAACGGTGAAATGACGCAACGCCGTCTGACCCGTGAACTGACGAGACATACCGAAGCTGTCAGACAGCGAAGGGTGGCAGCGTCAAACGGCGGGCATGCTAAGGCATTGAAAAACAAAGAAGCAGCTTTAGCTACCGGCAGCTTCCCGCTCTGCCAACCAGAACCAGAACCAGAACTCATAAAGAAGAAAGAAGAGAGAGGGCCTCGAAAGTCTCGGCGCTGCCCTCCCAATTTCGAATTTGACGATTCCGTTTTCGATACCGGCGAGAAAGCCGGTCTGACGGCTGACCAGATTGAACAGGAACTGACCAAGCTCGAGGACTACGAATTCAAGACCGCCAGATCCGACTGGAACGCCGTTGCCAGGAACTGGCTCCGATCCGTCAAGCCAACCAAACCGAAAGGACCACAAATTGACTACGCAGCAATGGAACGCCGACACCAACAATGGAAACGCCAACAGGCGGAAGCGGAAAGCATCGCCTCTGATGGAGGATGGGGAGAGGTCCCAATTTGACGGACCCGCGCACGTTCGAGCCAAGTTTGTGGAGCTTCATGGCGAGGAATTTGCGTACAGCTACCTGTCAGGTGCAACTTGGCGGTATGACAACATGACGCTCACACCGCGCACCATGATCGCCTACGAGCGCATTCGTGACCAGGCGATGGGAACCGTTCGGGAGTTAGGCATCCAGCTCGCCGAGCCAACCAAGAAGGCTGCCGTGGTGGCTTACGAAAGCATGAGCCTGTTCGACAAGGCGCGGATCCAGAAGATGCTGGCGGATGAGCATGAGACGGCAGCCATCCAGATGCTGGTGAAGGAGACCGGCACTCGGGACATCACCCAGATGCCGCCGGCTGGGAAAGATTTGATGGAAAAGGCCCGCCTCCGCAGGCTAAAGGCACGGGAACTTATGGGGCTGAGATCATGACCGACGCTGAGAAACAGAATTGGTATCGCTTCGCCAGGGCAGTCTGGCGCAGATACATGGGTTTACCGGAGGCCGGGATCTACCGCTCCAAGGTCAGGCCGCGAGGACTGGGTGAAACCAACAGGGCGGCGGAGGCGGACGATGCTCTCGATCTGGCAAGGTAACGTGGAACCCACCACACAGCAGCGCCACCAGTTGGCCAAGAAAGCTATTCGGGAGGTCGCGGACGCCCACACGGTGAGCCTAGAACGGATGATGTCCTACGATTCGCACGAAGACATCTCGGCCATTCGCCGGGAGGCAATGTGGAAAGCCAGAAAGCTGTCGGGGCTGTCGTATCCTTTGCTTGGCAAGCTGTTTGGTGGGCGTGACCACACCACAATCCTGCACGGTGTCCGCGCCTATGAAGAGCGGATGCGTCGTGATAAAGTGCGCAAAATCGATTTAAGGGTCTGACGATGGCGACTATCGACCAATTCAACAACCTGACCAATGTTATGACCACTGTCGGGGAGAAGAACAGCCTCGTCACCCAGTTCCCGCAGCGGATTCGAGACAACACCGGGCGACTCAAGATCACGTCGCACCAGAACGTGTACGAAGCTGACTTCGAATATTCCGGCCAGCCGATGCGCTGGGAGAACTACACGGCCGGCAATGCCACCATCACGCCGACCTCCGGCATTGGTGGCGTCCAGCTCTCCGTGACGACTGCCGCCGGTGACCTGGCGATCCGTCAAACCCGCCCCTATCACCGCTACCAGCCCGGCAAGACCATGTATATGGCTACCGGCTTTGTGTTCGGCGGACCTGCGACAAACCACATTGAGCGGGTCGGGTTCCTAGACGACGCCAACGGCATGGCGTTGCAGATCCAAACGCCCACCGCCACCAACCCGACTGGCATGTGCGTGATGTACCGCTCCGACATCAAGGGCGTTCCTTACGACACGGTAATCCCGCTCAACCAATGGCAGGACCCCTACGGTGTGGCTCAGTCCCTGAATTGGCAGCAGATCCAAATGATGTGGATGGAGTTCGCTTGGTACGGCGCCGGCCTCATGCGCTGGGGTGTGATCCTCAATGGGGAACCCTACACTCTCCACCAGATCGGCCAGGGCAACGGCGGTCAAAACATCCCGTGGGCGCGGACTGGCAACCTTCCGGTTCGCTATGAACTTCGCAACACCGGCACCGTTGCCGCCGCGCAGACCATGAACCACTGGGGTGTGTCGGTTATCGTGGAAGGACAGCGGGACCAACAGCGTGGGTTTACCTACGGCTACGGCATGGCCGCTGGTACGCCGACCCGATCGCCTGGATCCGCTGCAACCCGTTATCCGCTGCTGTCGCTGCGCTATCGCCCGATGGGTACGATGGAATATGGGGTGGACAGCAACTACTCCGGTTCCAACGGTACGCTCCCGGCCAACGGCGCGGCAATCACGGCGGCCAGCTCGACCGCGACCGCTTCGACCATTGTGCTTAACAGCACCCCGTTGACCCCAAACGTGTGGGTCGGGAAATATATTTACTGCCGAGGCGCTACGGCATCAATCACCGGCATCACGATTACAAGTGGCGTTGCCACTGCCACCACGGCGGCCAATCCCAATTATCTGACGGTTGGCCGCTGGGTCATCATCGCAGGCGCAACCGCAACAGGCACCATCAACGGCCAGGTGCAGATTACTGGGGTGACCGCGTCGACGTTCACGTTCAACACGACCGCTTCGGGTACGGTCACTGGGACGATCACCTATCAAACCGGTTTCGGCACTGTTGGCCGCATTATCGCCAACACGCAGAACACGCTCACCGTGGTGGACAACGTGCAGGGCGGCCCGCTTCCCGTTCTGCCGGCCACTTCAGGAAATTACATCCTGGGCATGATTGACCGTGGCCAGATTCTCCCGCAGACTTTGCAAATCTATTCGTCGGCTAACTGTACGCTGGAACTCATCAGCTCGACCTACTCCTCGCCGGTGACGCTGACGGGTGCCAGCTTCGCGACCATGTACAGCCTCGGCAGCTTGAACAGTTTCGGTGAGCGGGATGTTAGCGCCACGGCACTGACTGGCGGGGAGGTGGTGTACAACGCGCCGCTGCCGTCCGGTGGTCTCCAGACCTACGACCTTTCCCAGTTCTTCCCGCTGTACAACAACGTACAGGGCAATCAGCCCGACATCCTGACTGTGGCCATTACCACGCCGTCTGGTTTCGCTGGCACTGTCGGTGCTGCGCTGATCGCTCAGGAAGCGATGAGCTAATTGCGGAAACATCCTTAACGGTTTATTATCAACCAAAGATTAACGCCCGACGGGGCAGGAGTTTATGACATGTCCATTCTTCACGACGCCCCCGGCTCGACCAACCGCCACAGCGCGAAGCACGCTAAGGGTCTCTCCATCAAGACCCAAATGTCCTCGCCCCACAAGAACCACGTCGGCAGCGGCTCCCGTCCGACCAAGTCCATGCACAAGATCGAGACCACCAGCCCGCACCATCCCCGCATGCTGGACAGCCGCCACGTTCCTGGCGCTCTGGGCGTTTCCGGTTCCATGGGTCCGAAGCACCCCACCAAGCCGCACGGCGGCATGAAAATGAAGTCCAAGTAATTCTAATTTAGACGGTGTTTAGATGGGCGTTAGTGGCAAAGGCAACCCGGCAAACCTGACACGCGCAGGCATGGGACGGCCTAAAGGTTCGCTTAACAAGGCAACCGTTGACATTAAGGCTCTAGCCGCCAAGCACGCAGAGGAAGCCTTCCGGGAACTTGCCCGGTTGGCTACCGAAGCAGAGAACGAAGGCACCAGGGTCGCCGCTATTAAAGAGCTACTAGACAGAGGGTACGGCAAGGCTCAGCAGTCTGTCGCAGTGGGTCAGGATCCGACGCTGATGCCGATGGGTGTGATTGAACTCCCTCGAAAGGATGCACCGCGAGATGTTTGACGAATTCAACACCCAAGCACTGTATGACCCTGACTTGTCGGTCCTCAATGCCGCACTGGCAGTCCGCATGGCGCGAGGCGAGAACCAGGACGAGGCAATGATGCTCCTGGCGGAGATGTGGCAGCCAGGAGCCACCGTGCAGAATCTGATCTAATGCCGCTGAAGAAGGGCAAGTCCCGCAAAGCTATCAGCGCCAACATCAAGACTGAGCGCAAGGCCGGCAAGCCGCTTAAGCAGGCGATTGCTATTGCACTGAGCCAAGCCCGCAAAGGCAAATGATCCCAACAGTCTGGACGCCCACCCCACGGCAGCATGAGTTCCTCGCAGCGCCAGAGGATGAAGTGCTGTATGGCGGCGCAGCTGGGGGAGGCAAGACTGATGCCCTCATCATGGATGCGCTTGGCTGGGATGCCTACACCAAAGCGGAGTATAGGGCGCTTATTCTCCGCAGGACCTACCCAGAGCTGAAGGAAGTGGTGGACCGCACCAGGGCAATCTATCCGGTGATATGCCCCACTGCACAGTTCAACTCGCAAGGCAGCGAGTGGCGGTTTCCCTCGGGCGCCCGCATTGAGTTTGGCTACCTCGATAGGGATAGCGACGTGCAGCGCTACCAGTCCCGGCAGTTCCAATGGATAGGCTGGGAGGAACTGGCGCAATGGTCCTCGCCTCATGCCTACGAGTACATGATCTCCCGCCTGCGTGCTCCCGATCGGCTTGACGTGCCGGTCTACGTGAGGGCGACGTGCAACCCTGATGGTCCAGGAGCGAAGTGGATCGCTGATCGCTTCGGCATCGGGCCGGAGGGTGATGCGACCTACACCCGCACGACATACGGGGACAGAACATGGAGCCGACGGTTCATCCCGTCCCGCCTGCATGACAATCCCCACCTGACCAATTCAGGCTATCGCGAACGCCTGATGATGCTGCCCGACCAGACCCGCCGAGCCCTGCTGGATGGTAGGTGGGATGAGCCTATTGTTGGTGGTGCGATCTACACCGACCAGCTCCAGGCGGCTCGCAATGAAGGCCGGATCACCCGTGTCCCTGTCGAGCCGACGGTGCGAGTGGATACCTGGTGGGACCTCGGCATGCGCGATGCCATGTGCATTTGGTTCACGCAGGACGTGGGCCGCGAGATCCGGGTGGTGGATTATTACGAGTGCACGGGCGAGGGCTTCCCGCACTATGCAGCAGTCCTGGACAAGAAAGGGTATCTGTATGGACGACACACGGCACCGGCGGACATTGCTGTTAGAGAGCTTGGCACTGGCCGTTCTCGGATCGAAGCGGCTAGAGACCTCGGCATTAAGTTTGAAACCGCGCCGTCGCTGGGGCTTGAAGACGGGATCCACGCAACCCGAATGCTCTTCCCCAAGCTCTGGTTTGACGAGACGCGGTGCAAGGCTGGACTGGACGCGCTTAGCCATTATCGCCGGGATTATAATTCTCGACTTGGCGAGTATAAGTCTAGCCCGGTCCATGATTGGTCTTCTCACGGCGCTGATGCGCTAAGGACGCTGGGCGTGGCTCACAAGATTGCTAGGCCAAAGACCCCGCCGGCCTTGCGGGTCACCACCATGAGCGGCTCGCAAGGGTGGCTGGGTGCATAAGGAGTTTCGCTTCTGGTCGGTGGTGCTTGGCTGTCATGCGGTCAGGCTGTCCATGTTCGATCACGCCGGCCAAGAGTACTTCATGGTGATCCCTATGCCTGAGGGAAGGACCTATCGCCAAAAGCGGGCGGAAGCGTTAGAATTGATTGAAGAGGCGATGCGCTTGGGCCTCGACCCTGGTGAGGTAGTCCCGTGGCCGAATTGAACAATCCCCGCAAAGCTCCCAACGACGGCAAGATCAAGATGCCGTCTGTCCAAGCGGGTATGAACAAGCGCGGCCCCATGATGGGCAAGGGCGACAAGAAGGCATACGACGACGACGAATGGGGCGACGACTGGAAGCCTTTGGGGACTGAGAAGCGCAAGGAAGAAGAGACCGACGACGAGGTGCTGGAGCGCGCGCGGAAGCGCATGACCCGCTGCATCGATTCGGAATCTGACAACCGCAAGGCTGCGCTTGAAGATCTGAAGTTCAAACGGGGCGAGCAGTGGCCGGCTGACGTGGCCGCCCAGCGCAACACCGACAAGCGCCCCTGTTTGACCATCAACAAAATGCAGACCTTTGTGCATCAGATCACCAATGACCAGCGTCAGAACCGCCCAGCCATTAACGTGTCTCCTGTCGGTGATCGCTCCGATCCTGACGCAGCCAAGGTTTATCGTGGACTGATCCGCGCCATTGAACGCGAGAGCACGGCAGACATTGCCTATGACACCGCGTTTGAGTCGGCTGTGTCCAATGGGTTTGGGTATTTCCGCATCCGCACCGACTGGGAAGCACCGGACAGCTTTGACCAGGTGATCAAGATTGAGCGGATTCGCAACCCGTTCACTGTCTACCTCGACCCCGACCACCAGGAGCCAGACGGCGCGGACTGCAAATATGCGTTCGTTACCGAAATGATCCCAATGGATGAGTTCAAGGCTCAGTATCCCGATGCGGACACTGAAGCCTACGACCAAGGCGGGATCGGCGACAAGTACAAGGAATGGTCCAGCAAGGACGGCATTCGGATTGCGGAGTACTTCGAAACCAAGATCGACATGGAGGACCTGGTCAAGCTCTCCAACGGCTACGTAGGCTGGAAGGACGATCTCGCCCAACGGACCAAGGACATGATCAAGTCCGGTGCGCTGGAGATCGTGGACGAGCGCAAGTCCGAGAAACGCAAGATCAAGTGGTACAAAATCACCGCGACAGAAGTGCTAGAGGAGTCTGAATGGCTCGGCCTGTGGATACCTATCATTCCCGTCATCGGCGAAGAGATCGATATCGAGGGCAAAGTATTTTACAGCGGCGTCATTCGAAACGCCAAAGACCCGCAACGGATGTACAACTACTGGAAGACCAGCGAGACCGAGTTGATCGCTCTGGCTCCGAAGGCTCCGTGGATTGTGGAAGAGGGGCAGATCGAAGGGTACGAGGAACAGTGGCGCTCGGCCAACGTGAGGAACTATCCCTACCTTCCGTACCGAGGTGTGTCGCTGGGTGGGACCCTCGCCCCACCGCCGCAACGTCAGCAGTTTGCGGGCGTTCCTGCGGGTGTTGTCCAGGCTGCACAAGGCGCGGCACAGGACATGATGGCCACGACCGGGATCAGGTTTGATGCCTCTCCGAACGAAAGGATGATGGATGAATCTGGCCGGGCTATTAGAGAGCTTCGCCGTTCTGGCGACCTTGGCTCGTTCCACTACATGGACAATCTGGCACGTTCGCTGAAGCACTGTGGCCGGCAGCTCATCGACCTGATCCCGAAGATCTACGACACCAAGCGCCAGATCACCATCCTGAGAGAGGACGACAAGGAAGAGAAGGTGGTCATTGATCCCTCCGCCAATCTTCCTTACCAGGAACAACCCGGCCCGAACGGCAAGAAAATGAAGGTGTTTAACCCGACGATCGGCAAGTTCGGTGTGACGGTGGACATTGGCCCGTCCTACGCCTCCAAGCGCATTGAGGCGAGCGAGAGCATGATGGACTTCGTCCGCGCCATGCCGCAGACCGCCCAGCTCGTCGCGGATCTCATCGCCAAGAACCAAGACTGGCCGGGTGCTGAAGAGATGGCAACCCGTCTGGCCAAGGCTGTCCCTGCGAACCTGATGGGCCAGGACATGAAGGACATTCCCCCGCAGGTGCAGGCCATCATCAACAACATGCAACAGGAGCTCAAGGCAGCACAAGCCCAGCTCCAGCAGGCCGCGTTCCAGCTTAACGACAAGCAGAAGGACCGCGACATCATGATGGCCAAAATCAATGCGGACTTCGAAGTCAAGCTGATGGCCATTATCCAGAAGGCCGAAGACAGCATGAACAAACAGGTCGGATCCAAGATCGAGGACCTGGCACAAGGTGTGGCGCAGCTGATGTCTGCGTTGCCGAAACCGCAATCAGGCGGGCAAA